CTAAAAGCTTTCATTGGGTCCATTTCAACGAATGTTTGACTACTATCATGGAAAGATTTCATACTTAATACNTTTAAACGAGACGGAATTTGTGGTGCAGTCATACCTATATTTTTAATCCCTAATCTATAGAATAGATTTCCAGCACATTTATTACATATACCTGTTTTGGATTCGCATAATGAACTAAATCTTAATTTAACAATTTTTCCTTTATATTTATCCATATTCTTAGAAGTTAATTCTACTAAATTATCTCCTTCTATTATATATGAATACATATAATCTTGCATATTTTCTGTATTAAAATCTACAGTAATATATCTTTTAGTACCACAGTCACTACCTTCTTTATCTAATACTATATGCTGATATGCTGCCAAGAATAATTTTTCTAAATATCCACCAAATTCTGTCTTTTTAGCTCTTGAATAAGGACCAGCTGCTAATGATTTAGCATATATATGATATTCTTCTTTCTTAACTCCTGTCATAAAACTAGATGTAGCAACTTCATATCCTTTATTAGGATCTGGGTCTTTAACTAACCCTTTCATAACAAATAAATTCTTAAAATTATTATTAAATGAACCTCTAGCTCCAGAATTATAGGTATCCATAGCTGGATCATCCTTTAATAATTCTTTTGCAAAATCTAACAACTCTGATTGTATTTTATCTATTATTAATGGGTCCCCACTTTTAACTTCTTCTTCATATTTTTTAAAAAGTTCTTTCTTTTTCTTTTCAATCTCTTTAGTACATAATAACATATTTAGAGTATAACTAGGAGACAATATTGATACATATGGCATTACTTTCTGTGTTTTCATAAGATACTTTTTCATTACAGATAACTCTATTTCATCTTCTAATAATGCATAAGATAATCTTTCATTGATCTTACCAAATTCTTTTTTGTTTATAGTTTTATTTATATATTTAAATATATGAAATAGATCTTTTTCTATAAAATATTTATTAAAAATCCAAAGACCTACTGTAGTTCTAAACACATTTTTATTTCTATTTCCAGGTGGTCCATAACTATCTTTAGGAATATCTATTTCATCATAAGTATTAAATTTTCTTTTACCATCAAATTCACCAAATGTATCCATTATAAAAGATAAAGTAATATCATCTTCTTTTACATTTAATAAAAAATCTATATCTTCTTGTTTAGTTATGAGTTTAGCATATCGTTTCATATGTTTACCTCCATTTAAATTAGACGATTCATTTATATATTTTGATTTAATACTTTTATTATTGATATCATTTTTTGAATGTTCATTTATATTTTCATCATTTAATATATTTATTAATCTATTTATACCAATATATTCATCTCTTTTTTATTAAAAAAGAAATAGAGGATATCCCTCTATAACTTTTTTAATAATATATTTGATATATAATATCTAATCCTTTGGTCACATCAATTAGTGGTTCATTTGGAAAATGAAGTTCTGTTAAAGGTCTAATATCTTGATAATAATCATATCCACCTATTGTTTTTTTCCAAGCAGTTAATAATGATATGCTATTAATTCTAGCATCATTAATACCAGTTGTTGCTATAAAGTAATCTCTACAATCTTCTTTAGTTATTTTTAATTGTATTTCTACAAATGTTTCAATTTCATCTATTCTATTAGATAGATAAACATTTTCATCTATAGGAGTACCATCAGAATATTGCTGTTTTAATTCAGGTTTAGTTTCAAATGCTTTGAAATAGTAAATTATATGATCACCATATGTTTTTCTTCCAAAGTATTTATCTCTTAAATCTGGTTTTAGATCATTAGTAGCAAGTTGATATCTAAACGGTACTAAGTGTTCTGGTGCTATCCATTTTGAATAATCAACATCATAAACTTGACTATTTGCAAGTCCACAGCCATTAGTTCCTACTGCAAATAAATATACTTGTTCTTCTCTTCTTACACCTTCTTGATTAAAAGGTTCAGATACAGTATTATCTAATCCTAGAACTGTATTATATGATGGTGTTTTAGCTCTAGGACTTATATTAAAATGTTTTGCTGCAGTAAATGCAGAACCTGCTAAAATAACTTTATTAGATCCTTCAAATATAACTTCTCCAGTATCCTCATCTTTTATTTGTATAAAAGTTTTATGGCTTGTTTTATCATTGTATTTATTCTTTTCAAATAATTTCATTTTCTTGTCCATAAGATAATTCCTCCTTATAATTAATTATTAATATGTTTTTATTTTATGAAATTAACTTTAGTTATTAAAAGGTATTATGTCTAATCTATCTCTATATAATTCTTTTTCTAAGAAAGTTGGCTTAGATGTATTAATGACAACTTCCTTTTTAAATGCATAATTACTAAGAAATAATTCTTTCCAATAGATTGGATCNATATATAGCTTTTCATGCATTAAATCTCTTTCTTCTTTAGTTAAATATACATTATTAAGANCTTTATCAATATATTTATATACATCCGCTTTGGTTAAATTATATTGTATACTAATATCGTCAATCATTTTAATATAAGTATCAATTCTTCCAAAGATATAAACAATATTGATATTCATCAGTTGAACTTTGTATGATTTAAAGAAATCAATAACTTTATAAATATAATACTTTACAGATTCTGCTGATACTGTGGGAATATAAGATAAAATATTATTAAANAGTGTTTTATCTTTTATAAAGTCTTCTAGTGAATATACTATAGCATCAATATAATCACTAATTTGCTGTTTTTTATTCATTACATTAGTTATTTCCCTTATCTTAAGCAATGAATAATATAGTATACTGTCTCTATCTTTTAAGAAATCAGTATAAGTTGAATATATTTTTCTATTTTTATCTGTAAAAACTTTCATATTTAAATCAGTTATCATTAATGAGTCATATAGTTTTTTATATATATCATATATTCTCTTATTATTAGCATGAACTATTTCATAGGTAATATGATCGTATATAGCTTTATTTTTAGTAAATACATTTAATAGCTGATTAAATGTCATAGAAGTAACTGGTATTTGGAATTCGTCAACTCCTAGATCAGCTAGTGTATATCCTTTTTCTTCAACATATTTTGCTAATTCTGCTAGATCTGCTTTAAAATTAAATCCTTTAATATGAAGAACTTTACCTTGGGTATCCATTATTGAATCTTTTATTCCTTGATATTCATATGCTAAAGCAAATAAATAGCATATTAGATCAACTAATTTAAAAGATGTTGTACTATTTATAAGAGGTACTCTTATAAGTATTAATTTCTCAAATTCATCATTATCAAATACCATATTAAAGAAATAACAAACATCAAATGCAACAGATGTTAAATCATATATAGTATCTATAGAGAAATATTTAGATTGCAAATAATTGAATTCGGTTTCTATTATTCTCTGTTTTATAATCTCATGTTCTTCTGTACCATTCCAATATTTATCTCCAAGAACAACATCATCATAGTCACTCATCTTAGTATTATCATATAAACTCTTATCAACTTCTCCATCTATTGGAACTTTCATAAATTTTAAATCATATTCTTTTGATAAATCCTCAACATATTTTTTATTACCATTTTCATCAGTAACTTCTTTATATTCAAATACATAATTACCATCAGCATCTAGTTTTCTATCTCTTAATAGATAGTATTTGAATACTTTTATATTTTCAAATCCAAATAAATTACATATATCAACAATATCTACAGTTGTTGATTTATATTTGATTAATTTATTTAGATTAGATATTAATGCTTTTTGATATCTAAATGGTATTTCAGGAAAATATTCTATACCATTTGATTCAAATAATACTTGTACCATTCTATAATCAAAAACTTCTCTTTTGATTATATATTCTGGTAGTTCGATAATCATATCAACCATAGTTTGAATCAATATTAAGATTGCAATAAAATTATCATAATAATCAGATCCAAATTTAAAAGCATCTGAATAGATTGTTTTAAGAGTATAGGATCTATTTAATAAGAATTTATTTTTATATCTATTTAGTATTTCTGTTGGAACTTCTCCCTCAGGAACATACAAAAGTTCAAATCTATCAGCTTTTCTAGCTTGATAAATTGATATCTTTCTAGGACCTAAATGCTCCAAATATTTTTTATCAGGATTATTTTCTAATACTTTATCTATTACTCCTAAAGCGTATAATATATCAACTTCATCATTAGTCATTTCATGAAGTTTCTTAGAAAAATCTATACCAACAATATCTGATATATCATATATATTTGGATCTAATATTATACCTGGATCTCCTAAATCAGGTAATCCATTTAACATCCTATAATAATTATTTTTTTCTTCATAATTTTCTATAAAAGATTCAACAGCATTTTTTAATAATAAAGGTCTATATTGATCTGGAATTTTAGAATTATCTTCAACACATTCCATTAATATAGATTGTGGGACTAAAACTGATCTTAACATCNGTTCGTCATACTCAAACATATGAAAAGATGCATATCCATCCATACATAATAAATATTTATCACCATTTTT